CTATTAATAACTAACCATGAAAAAATCTGAATTTATGCAATTGTGAGAGAGCTTCAGAAAATACTTCTGAAAATCCCTTAACCTTATAAACTACTGTGAGATATATCCTACTTGAGAGCTTGCTTTTGATATATTTGCTTTTGAGAGCTTCTTAGTCTGACATGGATACAATGATGAGACTGACTGAAGCATAAAAGATTACGTGAAAAAAGAATTCTGAACTGAAGCTTCAGAGTTTATAGAATATTTACTTAACTAACCAAAAACTAACCATGAAAAACTTAGAAAAAATCTATCACTGAGAGACTTCAGATGATATAAAAACCTTATGAGAGCTACTACAAGAAGTCATTGAAAAAGATGATGATAAGTGGTACTCAATCCATGAATTCTTACTAGAGAGTACTGAAGAAGATAGAAAAAGAATAGAAGAAAAACTGACTGATGAAGATAGTAAACAATTTTTTGACTATATGGACTGATTTACTTTTGTGAATAAAGATGAAGTCTATATGGCTTGCTGTGAATATTATGAAAAAAGCATGAATAGAAGTATTTGTATGTGAGAGTGTTGAGATTTATATGAAGTAGCTGAGTACTATATGCAAGAAAAAAATCTGAACTTCGAAGATGAAGAAGAAAAAGATAACCTACCTTTTTAACCACTAACCAATTAATAACCATGAAACCAATTATTCTTATAGACCATGAAAGCAACGATTTATATATTGCAGAGATAGAAAAAAAAGAAGATATGAAAAAGATAGTAAAAGAAAACGAAAAACTGGACGAAGAACAACGAGATGATAATAGAGAACGAACTGATTACTACGAAGAGTTAAGCAACAGAACTTGAATTAATATTTATAAAGCAGACTTTTTATATATCTAACTAAAAATAACCATGAGACTAACCAAACAATTAAAAGAATATTTACAATGATTTGACTTTTATAATACTTTTGAAGTAGCAAATACTATTGCTGATTATGTAGAAAAAAAGCATAAAGATAACAGAGAGATAAAAGATGAATATCGAGAGCTTGCAGAAAGATATATTAAAGAAGAACAAATGTACTTAGAAGATGAAGAACGAACGTGGAAATGGATTATAGAAGAGTTTAAAGAAAAATGCAAACAAGAAAAATTGAAGAGTTTACTCGAAGAAGTAAACAACACCTATTGAACTTGATTAGATGAAGATACTTTTAGAAAACACATGATAGATAAAATCTATAATCATCGAAATGTAAACCATCATGAAGCTGAAACAATATATGAAGAATGCTGTTTTATCCATAACCAAAAATAACCATGATAGATATAGACTTATTTAACAAAGAACAACGACCATTTAATTACGATTTTGATTGCTTAGAACGATGAGAATATTTATACGAAACATGAAAAATAGATTTCTCAGATGAACAATACGAAGCACGAGTAGATGAACAGATAGAAAAAGAATTAGAAAAAGCCGACTACTAGAGCCGACTTCTTCACTAACCACGTTTTTCACTAACCATGAAAAACTAAAAGCAACCATGATTGCAATTGACTTATAATTTTATTTAATTAAAAAGCAAATGATTTTATTTATAAAAAAAGATACAAATGCCAGTGATAAAAACACTACCTAGTACAGATAGAGAAGAGTTAAGAGACCATAGAGATAACACTTCAAAGCTGATGATAAAAACTTATAGCTTGAGACAACTATCTTATATGGATTGAATAGATACTAGAACTATCAAAAACTCATGAAGATATATACCAGTCAGAGTAGATACTTGAGAGAGTTTATATAGATTTAAAAGATGAGAATCTAAAAAACCATACATGATAAGGTATATCAGATTAGATGAGATAAAATTTATCTTTAATAAGAGAACTAAAAAAACTCTTAGTATAGATTAGAAAAAAGAATAAAAATGGTTAGACAATACCTAGTTATTCATGCTAGGTATTTTTTTATTTTTCATTGGTATTTGATTATAATTAGTTTTTATTTTATAACGGATACCAAAATGGAAATTACAAATGAACTACTTTTCAAACGAAAAGAACGAATGCTGAATAAACAATTCAGTATTAACACTATTCAGAATTACGATTCTGATTTTAGATTATTTATAAATTATCGAAGATTAAAAAACAAAGGTAAAACAATTGAAAGCTGAGATTTAACAATGATAGAAATTGAAGAACGGAAAACATATCTATCAAAAGTTAAAACACCACGCAATTCAATTTACTATACGGTTAGACCTACACTTTCACCACAAACAATTCAATGAAAAATTACTGCGATAAAATCTTTTCTGAAATATCTTAATTACTATTACGATATAGGAATAGATTATAGAAAAATAGAAACAAAAAGAATAAAATCTGATTACATTGAATGTATATCTAAAAAAGAATTTGAACTGTTTATGAACTTTATATCTGATTATGAAAAATATAAAATCAATGCGTTAAGGAGTCAATTACTTGTGAATATAGGTTATACTAGCTGATTGAGATTAAGTGAGATGTTAAACTTGAAAGTAAAAGATATACAAGAAAAAGAAAAAAGAATAATCTGAAAGTGAAACAAAGCTAGGCGAGTATTCTTTACAGAATCTACTGAAAAACTTTTAGAGAACTACCTAGAAGAAAGAGAAAAACCTATACCACGAACTTGAAAAAAAGAAAGCTATTCAGATTATGTTTTTATTTCTCATAATAGCTGATACGATTTCTGAAAACCTATAAAGAAAAACACAGTATGTGAGAGAATAAAAAAGTATTCAGACTTATTAAACATTTGAAAAAGAATAACAGTTCATACACTTAGACATTCTTATGCTACAAGATTATTAGAAAGCTGAATGAATATTAGAGAAATACAGGAACTACTAGGACATGCTGATTTGAAAACTACACAATGATATTGTCATATACTAAAATCTGAATTGAAAGATAAAGTAAATCAGATTTTTAATTAGTTTAGAACTAATAAAACAAAAAACAAAAAAAACTTTTTTAAAAAAAGACTTGATTTTTTAAAAATCTCGAGTATAATACACACGTTATCAAAAAAAGCTAAATTGCTTTACCCCTTTAAATATAAGGTCGTGGGTTCGAATCCCACCCCTCCCATAATAAATATTTATTATGAAAAGGTCGTATAGCAATAAAGCTATGCGACTTTTTCTTTACTGACATAGAGATTTGTGAAGTCGCCTTTGATGACGCATCAAAGGATTCTCACAACACAAAAGAGTTATTAAGTAGTTGTGTTGTAAAGGGAATGAGTGAGAATCGCCCTAACAACGCATCGACTTAATAGCTCTTTTTTCAAAGTAGCAATACGACCATACGATAAATGGATAAGAAAATAAGAGCGATTTAAAGACATGTGTTGTTTAAAGAACTCTTATTTTATTTTATTAACCACTAGAAATCATGGCGAAAAAAGAACGGAGGGAAGTTCCGGTAGAGGAATTGTCCGAAGAAGAAGTGAGAAGATGATTTGTTAGACTAAGGGAATTGCTTAGAGAACAAAGACATCTCATTCACAACAGAAAGATTGAAAGAGGAGAACTCAAGCTGAGAATTACACAGCTAGAACATGAAAAAAGCGTACTAAGAAAAGAGAATGAAAAGCTGAAGGCAACCAAAGAGAAAAAAAAAGAGAAGGTAGATTTCAAAAAGAATTTCTTTGATAGATTGTAAATTTATCTCTTACTAAAAAACAAAATGCAAGCTGATATGAACGCTAAAGACTATTTCATTTGTAGAGAATTATTCTACCTAACAGCCAAAAATCTACCAGATGATTTAAGATTACAGTATTACGATGCACTAATGGAATATGGTTTATACTGAACTAAACCAGCAGATGCAATAGTTCTATCTCTACTGCAATGAGCTATGTATAGCATAGAGTTATCAAATGAGAAAAGAAAACAGAAATCTGAATACATGAAAGGTAACTCAAATGCAGTTAAGACCTTTGGAAAAGATATAAAACAGAGAAAAACAGAACAAAACAGAACTGAACAGAGAAAAACATGTGAAGATATAGAAGATATAGAAGATATAAAAAATAATAAAAAAGATTTGTTTGATTTATTCCGAAAAACCTTTCCACATGCTAGGAAATGAAAGAAAGCTGAATCTAAAAAGTATTATGACAAACTAGACTCTGATGAGGTTATGAAGCAAGTGCACATACTTAAACGAAAAATCAAAGCATGATTACAAGATTGACAGTATATACCTGCTTGTGAGCGTTGGATTAGAGATTTCACACCATTAAACGAAGATGTAGTTAAACAAGATTTGGTAAAGATATGTAAACGACATTTGAACTGTGGTTGAGATATGAAACAGAGAGCAACAGAACTTAAACAGACATTTGGAGAACAAGAGATAAATGAGATAGTCAAAGCTATTCAACAGAAAGACAGCCCAAAAAATTTATTTCTTAAACAAAACTAAATGGCATACGAATTTAAACAGAAGACTTGAATACTTTATCCTAGTGAGGCATTTGATGATTTTGAGTGCATCATGAGTGGAGAATTGGTTACGATAGTAGCAGAAAGTAATTCATGAAAGACAACCTTTGCTTTAGACTTAATAAAGAGGAATGCTGATAACTGAATAAAGGGTTTCTATATCAACTTAGAATTCCCTATGGAAACAGTTTGGCAGAGCAAATGGTTATGGTTTCATAACAAATCAAAAGCGTGCTTAACTAATTTAGAGGCACTAAGTGAAGAAGAAAAAAAAGATATGAATAGATACGTTTCAGATAATCTTAGTAAGTATCAATACCATAGCAGTCCTAACTGAATGTCTATTCAAAAATTATCACAGCTTATATGCACCTGTGCAATGGAATGATTCAAATTAATTATAGTAGATTCATTCTCAATGATACATGGGAACGCATGAAATGATGCTAGAGGTAATCAGAATAAATGTATGCAAGAGCTACAAGAGTTAGCACAAAGATTAGACATAGCAATTGTTGTATTACACCACACTAACAGACAATGAACGTGGGAAGGTAGTCAAAAGATAATGGACTTATCAAATGTGATGTTAGTGATTTCTAAAGAGAAGGACGCAGAATGAGAAGAATATAGGAACTATGCTTTAATTAAGGACAAATACGTAACGAATAAAGATGTAGATGTCTATTACAGAGGTGGAAGATATGAGAGATTTTAACTTAGATATGGTAGAAATCTTAGAAGAAACAAACAATACGCTAGTAATCAGAACAGCAGATTTACTACCTACATTACTACATTTACAACAATGTGGTTGGAAATTATGGGAACTGATACCAGACGATGAAGATTGAATAGAATACAACATTTTAACCTTTTACAAACCAAAGCAATGAAAATCAAATACTTAAATCAATACCGACACTACAAACCAGAATATGATATTTCTGATTTTGCACGTGTAAACTGTATGGAGGATTACAATCCATATACAATCCTCAAACTTATGAAAGCATTATATCCATTATGGTTGAATGAGAATCGACCAGAATATAATGAAGTTTTAGAACCTAACCAAAACTAACCATGAAAAATGTAAAAAAAGTCTGATGAAAGACCTTCGCTAAGTGTTATGCACCTAACAGCGTAAGGTATGAGGTGGACGATGATGTTTATTACTATGCAATCTACATTAATGATGAGCTGTATGAGCTGTGTCCACTACAAGTAACTGAAGATGAGGCTGAAATGAGGCTTCATGACATTATGGACGAGTTGTGAATCGAAGGAAACGACGAACCAGTCCGAAAAGAAATTAATTAGTTTTTATCCCTAACCTATTATAGAAATGACAAATGATAAATCTTTAAAAGACAGAGCTATCAATTTCAAGGGTAGCGACTACGTGCAAGTAAAAGACAGGGTACTGTATCTTGCAGAAAATTATGATGGTAGATATGAAATCGACCAAGACTACCAATACTATCCAGATAATAAAATGTGGGTAGTAAAAACAACTTTAACAATATGGGACGAGAATCACGACTACTATTGTAAGTATGTTGGGTTAGCACAAGAGATTGAATGAACTAGTTTTATAAACAAAACTTCAGCACTCGAAAACGCCTCCACTAGTTCTCTTTGAAGAAGTGTGGCGTGTCTCGGAATAGGAGTTATCGATAGTTTCGCCTCTATCAATGAGATAGAAAAAGCTGAGAATAGAGCTAAAGCTGATAAGCTACCTTCTAATCCAGAACCAGATTGGTTCGAGAAAGCTAAGCAGGCTACACAGTTTATGCAGGAATGTTTAAGTGAAGACGATTTCATTGAGAAGGTGAAATCTAAACACAAGCCAACTAAACAACAAGAGACAGATTTAAGAATCTGTTATCAGAATGCTAAAGCTATGGAGAATATAGATTTACCATTCGTGGAGTAAACAAAAACAAAACCTTTTATCCTTTATACTAACCTATGACTTACGAACTAAATTCATTTAAAACTTTTAAAGACAACTGAATACTAGTTTGTCTTTGAATGATTGTAGCGTATATAATGATGTTATTACCTCTATGTCGATGAGCTTATACATGAGATGAAAAAGCTGATACATGAACACAGATTACATGAGATATAGAACGAGAGCCTTGAACTTTAACTGAAAGCTGAGACTCACAAGCTATGCCAGAAATAGAAGTGAAGGGTAGTCACGAAAGATTCAAAGAGCTTGCTTGGAAATACTGATTGAATCCTAGTACAATATGGCAAGTGGAAAATAGATACAATCTTAGAGAATCAATTGTTCTATGTCTAGTGATTGCTGAGACAAGTTGATGAAAAGCATGATACTGAAAGAACGGATGTTGGAACTACTGAAATGTGGGGAATAATGATAGGTGAGACCGTCGCTGTTATGCGTCAGAATACGATTGACTAGCAGCAGTGGGGAAAGCCTTAAGTAATAAGTACTTATGAAGAATACAGACACTTTGATGTCTATCGAATGCTGGTTCTTGTACATGGTGGGAAGATTTTAATTCCAGATATGCTACAAGCAACTGAAATTGGGAACGCACGATGCTTAACTGTTTGAATACAGTATATGCTGAAGAGTTATGACCTATAGACCCCAAGAGGTTTAATGTTAGAAGAGTATTTACAATATATCAATAAAATGTTTAAAGAGGATTTAAAAGACTGAAAGTCGATAGAGAGAGAATTTGCTTCTAGGCTTATGAAACGAGATGTGAGTAAGATTGAGTTCTCAGAATGAAAGTTTCCAGAACGAGATGTGAAAGATACGTTTCATAGGCAGGGGCAGACTTATGAACGCACCTATGAAGTTAAGCGAGACCGTAAAGCTGAGGAGACTGGGAATGTATGAATAGAGTACATGTATGATTGAAAACCATCATGAATATATACCAGTACCTCAGATTATATAGCCTATAAGTTGGGTGATAAGTTCTATTATGCTGATAGAGTCAGATTTATTATAGAACTTTCTAAGACGTTGAAACAAGACGTAATAGGTGGAGATGATAATAAGTCACAGATGTGGCTAGTTAGAAGAGAAGTATTTAACTTATTAACTACTGAGTTATAATGTTTAGAAAGTTACTAATAGTATTATGAATCCTATGTATCCTATATGGACTTAGGATATACTACCTTATTTATTTTGTGAGCTAAGAGAAATGAAAAAAGAAAAGAAAAATCTGACTTTTGATATGGTACGAGCGTTATTACATCAAGAGGAAGAAGAAAATAAAAAGCTGAAAGAAGAACTAAAAAATGCTGAATGTGAATTTTGATTTGCTTGTGAAGAAATAGACTACCGAAAGAGAGAGGCTAAGAGATTAGGTTGGACACCAGAAGAAAGCAAAAAACAGTATAAGAAGTAATCAGATTTATATTTATTGCCTAAAGGAATGAGTAAAAACGACATAATAATATTCTTAGTTCTCCTTTCTATTGTTTGATGGGCTTTCGCTAATTGATTCTCAATGGCTGTTAGCACCTTAGAAGAACAGAATGATATATTATTACAAAGGATATGGGATTTACAGAAGATAAATAAACAAAAATGTATAGATTTATTTTCTAACTGACAACTGTAATGAAAGAAAGGATAGAATTTTTACCAGAGAAGCCCTTAAAAGCTGATGTGCTTATGGAGTATGAACAGTTAAAAGATGAAATAGATAGTTTTGAAGATTTGATTTATAAGTGAATAACTAATGATGAGAAAATAGATAGTATGTTTATACAATTACATAATATTAGAAATAGACTTCTTGATTTACAAGAATTTATCTTAAAAATATAATCAGACTTTTATATTATTTACTTATGGAGAGAATGGTGGCAATAATATATGAATTTAATTGAGTACAATATGTATCTGCTACAACTTATGCAAAGTTAAGAGAAGAAAATAAAACTCTGAAAGACAATGTAGAATTTCTACACTCTTGCTTAGATGATAGAGATAAAAGCATACAGTATGCAGAAGAAGAAAATAAAAAGCTGAAAGAAAAAATAAAGAGATTAGAGTTTGATGTAGATGCTTGGCATCAGTTAAAGCTATTATTGGAATGAGAAATAGAAAAGCTGAAAGAAACAATAAAAGACCACCAATTATATGAGGAGAAATTAGAACATAGAATTATAGAGTTTGAGGAATTATTACATTGAGAGTAATCAGATTTATTTTATTAAGTTTACAGATGAAAAAACAATGTGTTAGATGTTGAGTTCACATAGAGGACTGACTATGGTGTAAGAGCTGTAGGCATAGAGTGGATGAAGAGTTTAGATGAGAGGTTAGTCGTCCCTATGAATACTACTTTAGACATCATTTAAAGAGGCAAAGAGCCTTAGACAAAAAGACAAAACAACTATTCTGAGAGCTATGAGATTTCGGTTCTTGAAAAACATTGAATAGATTACTCATAGAAAATGGAATAGATGGGAAAGATTTTATTTCTAACAACAAATAACAATGCGAGGAAAAATCGTTTGATGGCTATTAGGTATTGGTGGTGTGGTACTACTACTTATGTATGGATGTACAGATGCAGACATAGCCTCACATAATCTGTCTAGAAGAGCAGATTACTTTGAAGTACCACGTAGAATTGTGTTCTACAACTGAATTACCAATGAGTACATTTTAACTGTAGAGGGTTTTTGTTCTCTAGGATGATGATGAAATGAGAATGAAGAAATCCGAATATTGTGTAAGGATGGAGACGGTTACAAGAAACATTTTCTATGATTGTCTGACAATGTTACATATATTGTAGAACAAATAGATGGTGCTAATGTAAGTCCAAACCACTACAAGATTATATTCAAGCCTAGTGCTATTGTGCCTGCGTTTGAGATTAAGTAATCAGATTTATATTTATTATTTACAAGTTATGGAAAACAAATTAGAACAGCTATTGAATACTCTCATCCAAAGGGGGTGGAAACCGTTTTGAGAATGAATACATAGAAGTAATTATAAAAGTGTTCACATACATAAAAATTATAAAAGCAAAAAACCTTATGCTATATTTTATACCGATAATCATTCACATTGGAAAGTTCTAAGACAGGTTACAAGTAAAGAAAGCTGACTATGGCAATTCGTGTGTGAGAATGGAATGGTAAAAAAAGAATGAAATTCTGAATGGACTATTATATATCCGAATGAACGAGCAGAAGATTATCAGAAATGCCATTCATATTGTGAATGACAAAGCGAATATTGGATATTAGAGAGTGCCTTATGTGATGAAGATAAGTTAGAGGAGTTTTTACTCAATTCAATTAAGTTAGACTAATCAGACTTTTATATTATTTACCTATGGAGAGAATGAAAAAAAAGAAAGTACATTTAGAGTGAGCTAAGGTTTATTGACTACAAGATTATGAAGTAATAGATGAGATGAAAATTCTAGAAGAAGAAAATAGAAAGCTGAAAGAAGATGTAGATTTCTATTATAAATCAGCTAAACAATTCAGAGAGGATGCAGAGAATTGGAGGAAAGAGTGTGAAAGGTTATTAGGACTTCAACTATGCTGAAAGACAATAGCAGAGCGAATAGAAGATGACAAAAAAGTAATCAGGACAGACACAAGCCTTATGGAAGAAGACACACTACAAGAGCTTAGAGATTTAGGAGAAGTATAGAAAGTATTTGAAAACGAATACTAATCAGATTTATTTTAACCTTTAATAATTACCTATGGAACTCTGGATGCCTCTAAAGAACAGACAGTGGGTGCAGGAACTGTAATGCTTGCACTATTATTGGGTTTGGCTCTTGCTCACTTGTGCGATATATACCTAAGAACTAGGTCGGCTCGTGGGACTGCAGTGTAGGATTATCTAGCTCGGTAGATATTCTGGGACTTGGCTGTTGGAGAGTTCCTCGTTCGATTCGAGGGTTTTTCATTGTGGGGTGCAAAAATTCACAACTAAACGCACCCCCTTTCCGTTTATAACTTACTTATATATAATGAAACAATGTGTAAGGTGTTGAGTACACCTATATGAAGATAGAACGTTACGATGTCCACGTTGTAGAGAACGTGTAGATGAAGAGTTAAGATGAGAGGCAGATAGGCCTGTAGAATACTATTTCCGTTTTAACCTTAAAAGAAAAAACCATGAAAACAAAAAACTGTGAGAGATGTTGAAAAATAATAAATGATATAGGATGAAGAAAATATTGCTCTAAGTGCAGAGTAGTTGTAGATAAGGAACTTAATAAGAGATATAGAGATAACAATATAGAAGAAATCAGAATCAAGAACAGGGAAAGGGCTAGATATAAAAGAAGCCTTTTAGTTCGAGATAGATAAAAAGGAGGGGATTGTCCCTCCTTTTTTGTACGAATTACTTTTCTTCTGTAGCATATTTTTTTAGCTCATTGTTTACATCTTCTAGCTTCTTCCTGTTCTTCTCATTCGCATAGTGTAAGATTCATTGATAGTTCTTATCATTAGTCTGATGCCACATATTTGAGTTAGTCTCTATCGCTATTAGTAAGTTACTCTTAAACTCATTCAGCCTTTTTATTTCCTCTAAGTTATCATTCACAGGTACATATACATAGAAGTATGCTCAGAAGTTTGTTATCTTACTTAATGGATTCTTTAATCAATAGATATTCTTAGCAGGGTTGCTACCACTATCTTTAACACTCCTTTGTCCATCCTTGCAAATAATATCTACTGAGTGTCAGTTTACATCACTTCAGAAATCTGTACCATCTACCATTCAATCCTTCTTGTCTTCGTTGTATAATTTCGTAGGACAATAGTTTCAATCCAGAGTGAACAAATTGTTCAGTGCGTATTCCATAATCTCGTTATCGTATTTTGAGATACGGTAGAAAGCCACTTTTCTGTCCATTTTTTCATTCCATCGGTCAGCTACAAGTTTGACTGCTGATTGTACATACCATCCTCCTCATCTTTTTCTACCTCTCTCGTAACTTAGTTCATCTATCTCATGGATTTCATCGTAAGTAAACTGATAGTTGAATAAGTCTGAAATCATACCAACTGCTGCAAAGATAGTACAGGATACAAAACTCCATTTATTAGCATATTGGTTATACTCAAATCTGATTTCGTCCTTCTTTACTAGAGGTGGTAATAAATCTGAATCTCATTCACATAAGATAAAATCCTTATCGGATTCTCAGATTCATAAACATCCTTGTTCTTCTTTATCCATAGTTATTATTGGTTAGAAATTAAATTAACGATACCATCTTCTTGAAGAAGATCTTTTACTATTCAGTCCTCTCTGATTACAAGCATTGGTACAGCTTGAACATCGAACTCCTTAACTGAAGCGTCATCAAACCTAAAAGTCTGAAACTCATATCAGCTTTTCTCTGCTCGTTCCTCTACATGAGGTTTCATCATGTGACATTTACTACATGATTCTCATTCTATAAAAATAGCTTCCTTCATTTTGTATTTCTTTATAAGTAAATCTAAGTAGTCTTCTTTTGACCGTGAGTATCCTTTCATACTCTCTCTTGGTTTTTCTGAAATAAACATATCATCTCATACGAGCATTGATAACAAGTTTTCTTCCATCAAATCCCTTGCCTGCATTTATCCTCTCATTCTTTTGTATATCTGAATTTTTCCATTTTGTTAATATTCTATAAATTTCATTTGTATCTCGCTACTTCAATCCTCTTTAATATCCACTTCTACTATCCATCATCAGATTGTATTCCCTAGATTAAATCTCTTAGCCAACATATTCTGGTGCAAGAACGCTCAGGGTAAGAATGTGTGGATATTCCTATATGCCATATATAGAGCATCATGTCGGTGTCAGCTAGCAAATACATCTGGCTGGTCTCTTGTATCTATATTCTCTATCAGCTTTTGTGAATGATAACTCTTAGCATAAGCCTGAGATTTTCAACCATGATGAGCGTTTATATCAACTCAGTTTAGCTTTATTCTAGCATCATAGAATCCCATATCTATTATATCATCTCTTAATCCTGCTATATTCTTGATTATATTAGCTCAATTCTCCTTTAAGAAAGATTCGTCATGGTTTCATCAAATCACATAAGTTTTAATATCTCAGTAGTAAGGATAATCGTTTACTGCTGCTTTTAACTGTTCATCGTATCCTACATTCTCTAGTTCATATACTTGCCCTTTGAATACATGACCTGTACCATCTACCAAATCTCCACAATGGATAAATGCTTCTACTCATTCATCTCATGCTTTCTTATAGAAATCTGCCAGCTCTTTCTTGGCAGCCATCTTATTTCATAGGTGAGTATCTGCTAGTAATCAGAATTTTAAATGTCCTTTCTCTCCTATAATTTTTTCTACCTCTCTATTAGTATGAGTCTGAATATGAGTTAGAAGATTCTTTAATTCTTCTGGAGAATAGGTTTTAACTAGCTCTTGTTTTATCCTATCTTCTTTAGATAGAGCTTCTATAAGTTCCTGTTGCTTCTGCTGTCTGTATTTAGCTACTGTATGTCTATCGATTCACAGTTCAGCTCAGATTTCTTTGTTGCTTTTCTCCTCTGTATAGGAGTTAATCTTTTTGATAACATCTTCATCTAGTTTAGCCATGTGCGTTATATAGTTATGAGATAAAATCTACCTAATAACTCTATCATCGTATCGCTCTTCTGGATTACTTATATCCCTACTATTCAGCGTTTCCAATAACCATTGTTTTACATCTTCCCTTAACGCTTTAGAGGAGATGTTCACAGTAGTTATTAGTTGCTCTGCTATTAACTGATTAGCAAAAAGTGTATGTATCGCACGATGGTAATTATCCTTAATTATTTCAATATTATTATCAGAATCATTACCATAGGGGTGTCTGGGCAAGAGATGATGCCTGCTGTATTTTATATGTTTTTCTTTTGACATGGGTGTCTGTACATTTAGGTAAATCTACTGCATCTTCTACACTCCATCATCGTCTTATTTATTGGAAGGAATATGTATCCATAACATACATACTCCAATTACGGTAGCGAGCCAACCAATCTATTCTACTGCCATCAATGGATAAAGTAACATTATCAGCATAACAAGGATTATAATTCAGACCACGATGTCTTTTCTTTGTGTCCTTCAGATTCGGACTTTTTTGTGGAAGTTGTAGGTGTTTCTTTTTCTTTTAAACATCTCATTTTCTCTACAGATAAAGCACTTACTGCATCATCTAAGTGGTAAAAGGTTCTCGCAAAATCCCTATGTAGAGTGTAGGAGTTCCTTTGTAGCCACTCCAATCTAATCATTCAGTTTTCTTCTTTTTTTCTATAGACATGATAGCCTAAATCGCTTTTGGTGATTTTGTATTCTCGTTTCATTCATCTTCTTTATTAGGAGATAAATCGTCTAACTTACCCTTAAATAATTTAGCAATCCATTGGAATAATAACTTAATAGCGTCAATCTCTGGTAACTGCTCTTTATAATTGATAGAATAGATATGTCATATTACACTGTATCCCTCTGCAACAATTAGAATGGATAGGATTACAGTTGCTACTAATTCTACTTTATCAAATCCTGCTCATCTCATAACTGCTATAACTATGAAAGGTAACATCCATCTAGTCAGCTTTTTAACTAATCCTGTTACCATTAGTCTGCTTTCTAATGTCCCTTGTATATAGGCATTAGTAATTCAGAATATCCAATCTAGTAATAACATAACAGTTAGTATTATTAAGGTTTCTTGGCTCATTCAGAAGTATTCAAGAATTACTCCTAGACTAAGTCATCATAATATATTAACTGCTATTCATTGTCATTGTGTCATTTGTGTATATTATTTGAATTAAATTCAGATTTTTCTTTTTATTTAGTTTTATATATAATTAGAATATAAATCTAGTTAGTTGTTCAGCTTTTTTGGTTTATGTGAATGAATTTAAATCTGATTAGTATTCTACTGTCACACTTATGGTTTTTATATTTCTCTGTCAACTGAGTGTTAAATCAATTTTTCATAATCATCTTATTTCTGTAATATCTGCATCTGTTAATGTCAATGTGCTACTTAGTCCTATTCATGTAGATTCACTAACTACTGTTTTATTTACTAAATCATATACTTGGTTTACTGTATAATCTGATGTAGATGTTGCATATTTAGAATATTGTGTGGATGTCCCTGCTATGTAAACTCTAATCATATTATAATTTCAATAGAATCATATATCCCCACCTGAACCTGAAATCTTCTGTAATACAAGTCTATAATCTCATTGACTAGCAGAAGCGGTAGTCTGATTTGAAAGCATTGTTATAGTAACCTTTTTAGCTGTCTGCATAGCATCTCATAATCCAGATGGAGTATAGTAATTAACTGCCCATCCACTAGCATACATTCATCTCGTACTATTCAGAGTTACTCCACTAGCAAGTGTCCAACCTGCACTCCTTAAATCAGATGCAGATACCGTTCTGAAATCCATAGAGTATGTCCATGTTTCAATAGGTCGTACTTTCTGTGTCCCTACATATATTCTCTTAATCTTATTTCACATAACTCATTTGAAAAGAATTTAAAAATCTGAATTAGTAGTCTATGGTTAAATACATATCTATTATTCAATCCGAACTAGGTCATGAATCGTAGACAAATAGTTTTGTTGTATTATTGATTATGTTAGATACTTCTGTATCTGTTAAAGTTCAAGTCTGGTCTGATTTTCAAGTAATTGATAATCTCCAAGTTTTATTTTCTAAATCAATTATTCATTTAAAATTATAAGTTCCTGCTGATATTGAAGAAAATGTGTGGCCGTTGCTATATATATCTATATAAGTATCAGATGCGCCATTGTATCAAGGTCAAGTTAATCCTTCCCTAGTAGAGCTTGTTACTGTTTTTGCTAATCTAACTCATCATCAAGAAGATGAAGATGTTTTCGCATTAAACGATATTGTTATCTTCTTAGCATTTGAAATATAAGCAGATATATCATAACTTAGTCTAGCTGGATTACCATACACTCCATAAGTTCAGAAAGATGGGGTAGCTCAAGCACTATAACTCCAACCATCAGAAGTAATCTGACTTGTACTACTGTTTCTAAAATCATAACTATATTCATAGTATCCACCTATATAAGCATTCTTTAGTTCGTGATGAAACATTTTTTTAAAATTAATATCTGTTGTTGGTATATTAGAGATAGTATAATTCTCTCGGTTTGTACATAAATAAACTCCCATTTTTTATTATATAGTAAGATAAACTGTGTTTGTATCGTACGTTCACAAATTTTCATAATCAGCCTGACTCCCTGCTCGAAGTTTAGCTCAGCTTGTTAGTATATTATTAGCTTGTGAAGATATATCTACTCATCCTGCAGGTGCTGCCCACTCATATCCGTTAGCAGTTTTAGTTACTACATAACCTGTAGTAGCTGTTCATGATGGCAAGAACTCTGTTACTGTAACTGCTCATGTATTTCAGTTTACACTTGTTACTCCTCAGTTAGTTAGCGTTAATGTACCACTAGAATAACTAGAACTTAATCATGTACCTGCTGCTATCTTTGTATATGCTTCTCTTGTAGTAACACTCCATGTTCATCAGTTCGTACTATTTAGTTTATATACGTATACTTGGTCTCATTGCTGAGAGTCTGAATGCGTTGCAACACTTCTATAATACTGAAATTCAACCTCTGTTGGAGTTGTTGGGTCGTTTACGTATGCCATGAATGCTAGTCTGCTCTGTGTTCATGTTCATGGATTCGTATTTGAACTAGCTTTACAGTATACTATAGAATTAGCTGTGAATGCTGTAAGAAAGTCGTTCCATGTAGAACTTCAGTAGGAGAGTAATGTTAATCAGTTATATGGTTTACTGTTGCTTATAGTTCCACTAGATATACTAATTCATGTTCCTGCTGTTAATGTATCTTGCTTAGCATTCAATGCTGTTGCTAGGTTAGTATTATCATAAGGGTCTCATGCTATCTCTTGGAATGCTATACTCTTACCGTGATTAAGTTGTAGTAGCCATACACTTCCATCATATATGTATATATCTCAGACTTGTACTTCTTCTGATTCTGTTACGCTTGAAGTTTGTCCTGTAGTATAAGAACTTCCAGTTGGTTTATAGTTTACTGCAGGATTTGCACTAGATACAGTACTTACTAAGAAGTAATCTCATGTTGTATATGTATAAGGTGTAGCAAGAGGAAAGCTGTCTGGCTGTCATGTTACACAATCCCAAAGACTTAGGAATTTACCTAATGCCATTAACGTATCTATCTTACCCTTTACATAATCTGCTATTACCTTAGCACTTACTACTCTGTTTGTTGTATCTGTTCCTGTTCCTAGCTCTCATGCTGTCATCGCAGGATATGTAGTATCTGTTAAGTCTACACTTACACTAGTGGCTTGATTAGCTGTAAATGTTCATTTTAAAGTATTATTCTGATTAATAGTCAGAGTTCAGTCATTTATTTGAGGGATTACTGGTCTGTTTGATAAGTCGTTATAATCTCATGTGAATGCTACAGTTGCAAGTTCTCATCTAAGAGTTGTGAATAAGTTATCTACTTCAGTTGCACTGTATATCTGAGTGAATGTTCCTGTTCAATGGTCGTAGTACATCTTACCATCTGTTCCATATAACCATCTTCAGTAGTCTCATGATGTAGTCTTGAAGTTTAATAATGTACCACTTACTAACCATCCATCAGATTGTAGCACTCTTCATACAGTAACTCATACAGGAAATTCATCAGTTGGAAGGATTCCATCTGCTAACTGTAGGTCTGTGTAGATTTCATTATCATCATTGACTAGAATCAGATTATTTTCTTCTCTTAGGAGTAGATTAATAACCTTATCTGTAGTTATCTCTATACCTGTCCCTCATGTATAGGGTAACTGTCATTCTACTATTCTTACTGTCATCTGTTATGCCTTTAAAATTAAATAAATATATGCACTATTATTTATCTTATTTGGATTCACACTTCATACCCATTTATTTCATGAAACTTGCGTATATCCAGTAAGGTCTACATTATAGTCACTCAGATTTGTAGTACTTCATCTTCCTATTGTAGTATTTGTAGTCGTCCCAGTAGTCTTATAGTTCCATAATGCTTGATAGCAGAAATATGAGTTTGAAGAGTATGTCGTATCCATAAAGAATAATATTTTCATATTCTCTCCATTTACCCAGTATGTGACATTACTAGCAAGTAAATAAATACTACCAGATACATTTCATGATACGTTATTAAATTTATACTGCATATCATTAGTAGTGTCTACTTTCCTATATGTATATACGTTAGCAGAAAATGAATTCGCTGAACTTCATTCTAGGTTACATACGCAACATCCATAGTATTTGTTATCTTCTACCCATGAGATAGAACTACGTATAGACGGAGTCCCATCTTTTCCATCAACGAAGTTATTGTATAGCTTTAATCATCATGCTAATATTCCTCCGTCTCCTTGTTGAATCTGGTCTATGTATGTATGATAATCTTCTACTGAAGCATTTGCAGGAACATCTACTCCTTTGTTTATTATAGAAGTCCTTGCTGTTGCTTTAGCTCATTGTAATCTTGTTATTTCACTCGCTATTGTCATCGTTATTATAGGTTAGCAAGTAAAGTCTCTACATCTCATAGCACGTCGTACACGGCATTCTTACTTGGTGCATGTGTAGTGTCTCCATCCCAAGAACTTCAGAAAGCTGTATCTGATACAACGCTTCCTAGACTTGTTTGGATATTGGTTACATCTGTCTGTAGGTTAGTTATATTCGTGTTCATAGTAGACATCTCATCATATAACACATTCTTAGATGGTGCATGAGTTGTATCTCAGTCCCATGAACTTCCGTATGCTGTGTCACTTATAACTGATGCTGCTGAGCTTCATGCTGTAGAATCTACGTATGCCTTGATTATCTTATTCTGTACTGCATTTGTAGAACTGTCACTCATTGCAGTATCTATTGTTGGTTTATTGTTTAGGTCGTTGTAGTTTCCTGTTAATGCTACAGTTGCTACACTGTTTGAACCTAACTTATTATTCCAGTCGTTCTTTTCGTTACTTGTTACGTATTGGTGTGAAGTATCTCACTCTGCTATATCTGTTGTAGTTAGAGTTACTGCTCATGTTTTAGTATTTACACTAGTTACTGAACTTGTAGGAGTTAGCATCTCTACCCAGTTAGCTTGTACTGAATATGGGTCTTGTGAGAGAATGTAGGTCTTACTTACACTAGTAACAATTCAGTAATCTCATTTTACTGCATTACTTAAAGTTATTAGGTCTTCTACATTAGTAACCGTATAAATGTCAGAGATAACGGTAGGAACTATGTTTGGGTCTAACTGTCAGTTATTCTGGATTACAGGAATCTCTCATGCTGAACTACCTACATCGTAACCTGCTGCAGTTCATAATGTTGGCTTGTTTAGTAAGTCATCATAATCTCCAGTAAAAGCTACAGTAGAAAGCTCTCCTCTAAGTGTAGAGAAGAGAGCGTCTACTTCAGATTTTAGGTAGATTTGTTTAAAAGTTCCTGTTCAGTTATCTATATATAGTTTACCATCATCTCAGTATATCCATGTTACATAGTCTCCACTAGTAGTCTTGAAACATAACATAGTTCCAGTTGCTACCCATCAGTCTGCTAGGAGAACTCTTCCTGTAGTAACTCCTACAGGAAAATCTGCGTCTGGTTCTATTCAGTCTTCTAGTTGAAGGTCTACGTATGCTTCATGGTCTTCGTTTATCTTTATTAAGTTATTCTCACTTCTTAGTAAGAGATTAAGCACGTTATTTGCTGTAATCTCTATTCAGTCTCATCATGTTAGTGGTTTAACTCATTCTTTTAATCTTACTACCATCTTTATTTAATTATGGTATAAATTACTCTGTAGGAGTTGGTGTAGGAGTTGGTGTAGGAGTTGGAGTCTCAGCTTCGAATGTTGCTGTGATTGTTGCGTCTCCACTTACTGATTCAGGTAATGTTCCCCAACTAGAGAATACATATCCAGTTTCAGCAGTAGCTGTTACTTCTACTTTGTCATCTCCTGTTCCGATAGTTAATACGTTAGCTTCAGCACTAATAGCTGTTCCGTATGGTACATTCTCTACTGAGCTTAAATCTACACTACCCATAGTGTCATCATTAACAGCTATAGTTAAGTCGTATTCGTTTACTGTAGAAGTAAATTGTGCTTTATAATCAGTTTTCTTATAGATTGGTCATACAGTTGGTTTCCATCAGCTGAATGTATAAGTGTATTGAGCAGTAGCTGCCTTAGTTGGAGTGTCTCCTGTATATTCTGGAGTTTCTCATTCGTCTATTTTTCCACTGTCTAATACAGTAGTTCAGTTCATAAATCTGTATGCTACTTCGTCTCACTCGTCCCAGCTATAAAGGTTAGTAGGTTCGTTAGTTAAGTAGTAACCAACTTCTTCGTCCTCTAAAGACTTCCATACTGGTCAGTATGTCTCTACAGTAATTCCAGATGGAGAGATTTCTTGGTATTGTCAGTTTGCATATACATATAATTTGCTTCAGTCGTCGTTAGTCCAAACTTGCATAGGCAACCAACGTCCAATCTCTGCTTGTGTCTCTACAGTAGGCATTGCCCAAACCATTTTTTTATTCTCTGTGTCCCATAATCTTTTAAGCATCTTAATAATAATTATTAAATAAATCTGATTGTTATCTAGCAACAATCTTAATTACATCTCCAGCTTGTCCCATAACCATTGGTCTGTTTAAAGCTGATACATGTCTGTTTCGTGGTAACATAAGTTCACCACTAGGATTTAGTTCTATGAAGTCAGCTACTGAACCATCATTCACTTGATTAGATTCTGTGTAGTCTGAAACTAGAACTGAACCAGCATTGTCTTCTCATGCTGTTATACATAAACCATCATATAAAGCTCAGAAGCTATCAGTTAGTTTGTCGTTCATATCGATTCTATCTGATAATTTCTGTCTCTCTATTCATAGGTCTATTGGTAGCTCTTGCCAATCTCATGTCATTACGATTGTTGCAATCATCTCATATTCTTTAATAAATAAAGTTTCCTCTGGTACTCATCTGGTTCTTGACCTTTAATGTCGAGTTCCATCTCTTTTCTTACTTTTGTATTTGCTATCTGAAGTAACTCAGAGTTTTTTCTTTTTGTCTCACTAAGTTCTCTCTCTAGGTGAAACTTGTTCTTATCCTCAGCATACTGTCTACTATTCTCATACCTTTTAATCTGATTATCCTCATAGATTAGATTGTCTGTTATCGAGTATTTAGTATCATATTCCCTATACTTATTCTGTAACCCTGTCAGCTTTTTATTACTCCTTAGTATTATGTTTCACTCATTACTCACATACACATACATCTTAACATGGGATAAAGGTTAAAGTCCAGTGGATAGTAGCAGTAGGTAAATCTAAATCTGTACCTCACTCTAGTTTATACATAGGAATGTAGTGGTTATCTCTAACACTGATTTTCTCCATAACTATGTCGTTCTGGTTATTAACAAATTCGTTATGTTCTCATATCACGTACTTGCTAATAAGCAGATATTCACCACATGGTATCTCTATCAAAGACAACCCAGCACTCTCATGTCCAGATATGAATGTTTTATCGCTGTAAACCATAGGTTGTTTCGTTAGCTTTTTCTCTAATTCTTTTACTTTATCTTGCAGGTGTAGAATTGTCCCACTTTGTGTTTCTACCATCGTTTTTAAATCAGCCATATGCTTAAACAACTGCGTTAAATCTTCTGATTTTAATTTTAGCTGATAGTTAGTTTCGTCTATCTTGTGTTCTACCTCCTCAATATATCTAAGATTCTTGTGGTACAGTTTTCATGTATTATCTACTAGTGCATCATGTTTATCTATAAGAGCGAACTTGTTATCAGCATATTTCTTTAATTCTTCTAGTTCATTGTGGAACTGTTCTAACTCCTTATCTTCATATCCTATCTTTAATTCTAGTGGTTCTTTGAATGCTTCACTCTCTAGTTTCCATACAGATTTCTTCCCTCTTTTACTAAGTTCAGCTTTCTGTAAGTCTAGGTAAATACTCTTTACTTCCATAGAACAAAAATAGCATATAAATCTGATGGTACTATAGTCTAAGATAGGACAATTTTAAAAAATAAGAAAAAAGACAGCGTTATGCTGTCCTTTATGTTTATTTTGGAATTAGTCTTTCTTAAATATAGTTATAATTATAGCTGCTATTACTAATATCGCTAGAGACCACCATCAGAAGAAGTATATTGCTAATCATGCAAGAACCCATCTAATCAATACAGATATTAGATAGTAGCTTTTTCATAAGAAGGCTAGTATTGAATCAGATACTTTTTTTGCTGTTTTTCATCAGCATTCTACCCATTGGATAAATAAGAAGATAAGAATAAATGCTGAGCATCATATTATCTCTCGAACAGTATATCCTTCCATAGCTATATATTACATATAAACTATTCGTTTTATATACAAAATATACACAAAAGTCAAGAATAATAAAAAATCTCTTGCATTTTAAAAAAATCTGATTATATAGTGATTGCTAGACAGAAATGTCAGGCTGTCCCTTCGGGGCGTGCTACTCGCAAGAGTAGCCCTAAAGAAAAAGAGACAATTATTGCCTCTTTTTTTTGATTATTCATTCAGATTTTAAGTCATCATATAAGTCTCATTCCAGATGCCGATTAGCTTTTGTCTTTCACTGTTTTATTATTACTGTTGTATTTTTTTTTCATTTGTCTTGAATCGTAATTCATCTATCTTTTACATAGTCTATTATTACCTGTTTTTTTAAATTGTAGATTTCTTTTTCTTCTGGAGTCTGGTATCATTTTCATTTTTTGATTGTCTTGTTTAAGACTTTCAATTTTTTGACTGTATTCCCAATAATTCATTTACTCTCTGCTAGTTCATCGACTCTTTGTACGATTCTAGGGTTGTATCTAGCTTCAGCATACGTATTAGTTTTCGAACTTCACGGTTCTACTTGGGGGATACTTGAACCTTATCTTCTAAATATGTGTTATCATATCCATTACCAGATTTAGTTTCTTCTATAACTTCTCATTCTACAGGCCAATTAGCTTTCTCAAATTCTTCATTAAATTCTTTAACAATCTCTTTTACCTCAGTCTTATTTTTAGCTCAGTTTAATCTTTCGTTTAGTCTATTGAATCTGCTTAAATTTGACTTTAATTTATTCTGTCTAGTAATAGGGTCTAGTCAATCATTACCTATCAGCCACTTTAATCAAGCCTTTGAAAGAGCTTCTGTTCATCAAATAGCATTAAATATCTTTCATAGAGTTCATGCAGTTTTTTGGAGTATGTTTTTGTTAGCTAAGTTATTTTTAGCTCTAACTATCTCATTCTGAACATCTTTAATCATTGCTCTAGTGTTCATGTTATCACTCCACTGTTTGTCTAGCTCTACCAATCTCTCATTTCATTCCCTAGCAAAGTTCTTAACAGCTCTCCTTATATCTTCTACATCCTTTGATTTAATGCTCGTTTTTTCTTGTCATCTAGCCTTGTATGTTTCATATTCTTGTGCTATAGCTCTAGAGATATTATTGATTTCTCTCTTATTTAGTCATTCATTCTTGAACTTAGCTTCTAACAACTCTAAACTTGCTGATTTATCTGGGTTTCATTCATAGAAATCCTTTAATAAATCTATTCATTCTTGAACTGAGTTAATTTCTCTCGTCGTTTTATATCAGTCTTGTTCATATTCTTTTGTATATTTAGTATCCTCTGGCTTAAACTTAATATCATCAGTCTTAGCATATTCTGCATCTTCAAGAGCTTCTATCTCTTTTCATCTATTTACTAATCTATCGTTTAATTCTTTATAATTTTTAGCTCAAGCCACATCTGCATCTTGTAAAGCTCTAGTAGCTGTTTCAGTTTCTTCTACAGTCTTAGTCTTTACTATTTTTCAAGCTTGCTCTTGTAAATTCTCTTGTGTGGCTTTTCAATCTCTTGCACTATTTATTCACTCTTTAATATCTGCAGGTGCTTCAGTAACTCTTTTTTGGAATTCTTCTATAGTTACTCTTGGGTCTAATTCATTTATCACAGTTTCTTTTAGAGACCTAGAGTTTTTTACTCTTTCTCATCTTTTCTGCATAATCTTTCATAGAACTATCATTCATAAGAAGTTATCAAATTCTTCCTTTTCCTGTTCTGTCTGTAAAGAGTCTCTAAAATCACTTAATCAAGGCACTTCTGTGACTATTCATCAGATGAATCCGTTTACTTTATCTAGTCATCCTAAAGCCCATCATAATACATCTGATACTACTGGGACATCTGCCTCAGCTCATGCTCATGCTACAGAGAATCAAGCCTTTATTCATGGTGCAAATGCTGTAAATAAAGCATCTAGTCACGCCTCTCATCATTTTAATGCAATTCTTTGAGCCGTTGGCTTATAGATATCTAATCATTCTTTACTTGATACTGCCTCTCTTGCTTCAGCTTTTTCTGTTTCTGATAATGAATAGAAATCTTTACCATAATTCATTTTAGCATAATTTTCTAATGCTCATGGTGTTTGGTCTCACTCTAAAGCTCATATTCATAGGTTTACTGCATTTCTCACAGCTTCTCATCATGATTCAAAGAATGATAAGAAATTCTGACCTGTATTCTTAGCGAAATCCCATAGTTTGTCCCATCAGTCTTTCTCTATCCATCACATTTCTAATCAGAATTCTTCTGGGTCTTGGCTAGATTTTACAAAGTCCATAAGTCTATTATAAGTATTGTCATCATCATTGATTGTAAGATACTCTGTAAGAATCTCTTGTGGTGTATTCAAGTCACTCCAATCATCTCCGTTCCTCTCTGCATAACTTTTAATCATTGATGCAGCAGCTGCAGACTGTGAGGCTTGATTATATTTCTCACTAAGATTCTTATTGTTCACGTTCAAAGACTGTTCATATAGGTTATTAGAGTCCATATCTAACGTGTTTTGTGTCTGTTTAGCCTTTCTCAATACAGCCCCCTCTCTGAAACTTCTTAATCAAGACAATCTTTCTCTTATGTTGCTATTTATAGGAGTAGAAGTCTGATTCATCTGAATTTGATTCTCTTCTGGCATATTTAAAATATTATAAAATTAAAATCATTGTAATGCTTTAGCTTTGTCTGATGCAGACATACTTGATTGTGTTCATTGACTTTGGCTACCTTGTGTATTCTGCCTTGTTGTACTTGCTCTTTTAGTAGATGAACTGCTATTTCAATTATATGCTGATTTTATCTGCTTAGTAGTCCAATTAGATTCTTCTCCCATTCATCTTCTAAGTTCATTATATATCCATGTTAATTGTTTTTCAAATTCATCTGTTGTCATATTAGTATTTAAAGCCATTGCTGCATTACCAATAGCTCTAAGCTCATTATCTGACAATGCTCAGAATGTAGCTCAATTCTTCTTTAACTCTAACAACTTATCAAATGTAATATTATCCTTTATGTATTTATATTGTGATGCGAAATCTCATGCTCATCCAGAGAAAAACCTATCTATGCTTCACGCTCGGTTATCAGCAGTAGCTGTCTGTTTTTGAGTTCTATTTAGTCAAGTATTAAGCACATATTCAATAGCATGAAGTCTTCTAGTAGCGTCTTCATTATTATTCTGAGATGCTTTCCAAGCATTAGCTTGATTTCTTAGCTCATCTATTGTAAGTCATAGAGACATTGCAGTAGTTTCAAGTTGTTTTCATGCAGAGTATTTTCATCTTAGGAAATTACCATAAATCTCTGCATAATTGGGGTTATAGTATCATCATTCTTGCTCTCATAATTGACTTTGTCATTTAGTAGGGTCATAATATCCATATATTGACTTGTCTGTTATCTTCTTAGTCCTGATAGCTGCTGTTTCAGTTCAAACTCAGTCTTTTACACTACCATTCCAATCTAAGTAAGTCATAGTATCTCAGTCTATACCAACTACTATCCCTATATGTCAGTTCTCTGGTTTAGTAGGGCTAGACATTACTACTACATCTCATTTCTGTGGAGTGTATTCTCATGCTAATTGATTACAAATACCTTGTTTAGCAGAATATGCTGATAAACTTCACAAATCTACTCATAAAGTAGGTAAGTAGTATTTTTGTATTCATGCTGCACATTGTGCGTTTCACAGTTGTCAGTCTTTACATTTTTGTACTAAGTCATCTATACTTGTGCTTATTTCATCTCTTGAAAGAGAAGTAGTCTGAACTGTATTTCAGTTAATGGTTGTACTTGTAGAAGTTGTTGTAGATGTTAGTTTAGCCCAGTCTATTGCTATTCATTGTCTTGTAGCCCAATCATCTAAAGCCATGCTCTCTCTCTTGAGTTGTAACTCTTGCTGTTTTAATCAGAATTCAGCATTCCATTTAGTCTGTTCCCATTCTTGCTGGTATCTTGACTGTGCAGCATTATATCTATTCTCTAATATACTTAATTGGTCTTGTATCTCAGCTGTTCTGTTAGCAACATAAGCATTAACTATATATTGTGGCACATCTCATTTAAAAACCTGACTTGCTTCTTTTTTCAGATTTTTCATTCTGTTTTGTAATGTAGCCATGTCTGCTTCTATTGTAGCCATCTGTTCACTAGCTGTAGCAGCACTTTGATTAGAACTAAGAGAACTATTTACACTCTTTAATATATCAGCTGTACTTGTTACTCAGTTAGAACTAGATAAAGCAAAATCTGTTATCTCATTGCTTATTCCAGATTGTCAGTTAGTAGCCACTGTGTTAAAATCTCATTCTCCACTTGTAATAGTGTTTATATTCATTTGTCCTCTAATCTGTTTCTCTGCTTGTTTTACCTCTTGATATTTAGCAGGGTCATATTGCATTAAGTCTCTCATAGCTTGTGTATCTGTAGCCATTACTCCACTTATTATTGCACTAGCTATTGAGTTGCTATCCATAGCTTGAAGACTTTTAAAAGTCTGAATTCTTGATGCGTTCATACTTCTATAAACAGAATTCTCATCTTCTAATGTCTGTATAGCTGTACTTTGGTCTGCCGTTACCTTACCGTATAACTCTCATGCAGTAGATTTATTTAAGTCTGATTCCATATTATTTAGAGCATCGTTCTTCTCTTCCTCTGGTGTCTTATTGGGGTCAGCTGGTTGTTCGTTGTTCTGTTGATTTTGAGCCTCTATCTGACCTATCCTTTTCCATACTGAATTGATAGTATTTTGTCTTTGCTCTGCAGTAGAGTTCTGAAATCATGATTGTTGGTTTAGAAAATCTGCTACATCTTCTATACTCCTTCTTCATTCATTATATAATGCTGATGCAATATTATCGTTACGATTAGCAATATATGAGTTGTTTATACTCTCTTGCTGTTGTGCTAATCATCCATATTGATAATTAGGGTCTAAATCTGCTGTTTTTATATCAGCATTATATCATGTATAAGTGTTTCTAGTGTTCTCTCACGTGTACTTATCATTAGTACCTCATTTGTTATTCCCCGTGTTATAAGTAGCCAATGTACTATCATCTCAGTAAGCACTCTTTTCTGTATCAGCATTGTTTAAGTTCTTACCAGTGAATCAATCATAAAATGTGACTCAGTATGGGTCTACATAGTTCCCATTAGCATCATAGCTACCTAGCATTGCTTGAGATTGCTGATTCTCGTTTTTATTATCTGCCATTTAGTTATATATTATAAGGTAAATCTAAATATTCTATACTTCGATAATTCGAATCTTGCTGTAATGTCAGGTTATTACCTGTAGGTTCTCATGTACTTGGGTCGTATGTTGCATCCTTCATCCTTAGCACTAGTATGTCTCATTTCTTTAAATCTCTTTCCTGCTCTGCTATTGATGTCATCTTCTTAAATAAGTCTCATAGTGTATAGTCTCATCATGCTCATTCCCAATCAAATACTGCTACTCATCATTTATATAATATCTCATATTGGTCTTGTGCGTTCTTCCTATAAATATCTACATAACAGTACACCTTATCAGTAGAGGAGTCTAACAGTATCTCTTCTTTATGCATTATCCTATAATGTCAGTCCTTCTGTATCATGCAGCTTAACTCTCCAAATCTGTTATCCTGTGCTTTCATAGCTGCAGGTACTTCAGTAATGTAGCTTCACAATATACTAGGAGTAGGTGGGTTAGTCGACCAGTTTGGTTGTATTCACTGTCTAAAGTAATTAGGTAACCAGACTTCTATAGTATTTGTTGTGCTACCATCTCACTTGTCACCAACACATAATTTCCTACTAGCTTTATCGTTATAATATTTCCCTGTAAAGATAAGAGTATCTCTCAACTGTATGAACTGGTCGTAAGTCGAGTGATTCTCGTTAGCCCCTATTGGATACTCATTAGGAGAGAGTAAGTAATCATGCTGTCAATCGTATTGTGTCCGTTGCATTGCTAATTTATATCATAAACGTTATTAACTTTGTCTTTTGTATGATAGTTAACATCTATCTGTCTTACTATTGGTGTAGCGTGCGTATTCGTACTCTGATTTATTACTATTGCATAGGTAATAGTCTGCCAATCAAACTTGAATGATGATTGCTTATTATTCCCACTTCAACTTAATTCATTGAATAGATTAGATTTCTCCGTTCTAGTCCAACGATTAGTATTATCTATATGCATTACATGAAACCATCAGTCATAATTATCGTTAGCCCAATAAGTGTTCATATTAGTTGGGAATCATGTTCCCTCTGGAACTGTAGATTTCCACAAGTTATTAGGAGATACATATACGTCTATAGTTCATGTATTACTAGTTCATGGATTAAGCTCATAATTGAGCCTAATTTCGTCTAACATCTTTGTTATAGTTCCTCACTCTTTCCCATCATATTCCCTAGAAATCATAACTCATTCACTTTGGTATCCATCCTTTCATGTGTCGTATGCTCTCATTTTATAGCATCATTTATCTGTACTAACGTATAAGTATCATTGATTGAAACATACTCATGATGGTTGTTCCTTATCTGTTTCAAATTTCCATTTCATATATCATTTATCGTATCAGTTAGGAGTATATTTAAATCTGAACAGTCCATAAGTATCAGCTATATAGAATGTTCAGTCTGTATATCATGCTTCTATACTACAAGGTCATACAAAGTAAGGTGCTTTGAAGTTTATATCTAATTGGTCTAATCATGCTCTCTGGTGGAATAGAGACACAGGAGTATTACCAACCATCTTATATAGATTAACATATCAGTCTGTTCAGTCTTGACTTGATACATAGTAATCTGTTCAGTTTACTGAATAAACTCTAGTTACTCTTACTCATGTTAGGTCTACTACATTATAAACAAACGTATCTCTTAGGTTGTTATTACCTTGATAGTAGTATACCTTAGTATTCCATCACTCATCTACTGCCCATACCTTCAAATATTCGAATGTACAAGTCAGAGCTACAACCGTAACTCATGCTTCGTATTCTAGTACCTTCTTCCATCAAGTTCTTCAGTGTATATCTTCTCCTCATTGACTGTACATATCTAATTCTGGATAATATACCCAGATAGAAGTAGGTTGACTACCTCATGCACCAACTGCAACAACCAATCTAGTATTATTATAGTTTAATATAGCTGAGATAGGTCAGTTCATTAATGCTCATGTTGGATTAGGAGTAGATATAGATTCATCTGTATAATCTGGATGGTCTTGTGGAAATATATCTTGTATATTTCATGCTCATGTGTTACTTACTCTACTTAGTCCAGAACCAGATTCTCAACTAATTCAAAACCAGAAATAATCCTGAAATACAACTCATGGACATACATCTATAGATGTGTTAGGGTCTGATTCCTTTCAGATTGTAGTACCCCCAGTAGAAAATGAAGTTGAATCAAATATCTTGGGATTCTGTTTTTGCAATGTGTTTAATGCTATAACTCAGTTCACTCATACACTAACTAACTGACAGTTAGCATTCACTCAGCTAGCAAAATCAGCTTTCTGACTTAGCTTTATTCAATGCATTTCGTCATCACAGTTGATATTTGCTGCATATTGAAAGCTATGTTCTAATCAGTAGTAAACATCCTGAGATGTTCAGTCTGTCCAACTAACCTGAGATATAGTTCAGCTTTTTCTTGGTTCTCATACTGCCATATATGTTTCTAGTAGTGACTAAAATAAGTTGTATTAGCAAAATTCTCGTCTATAGGTCTCTTGTCCTTATTTAATCAGTATATGTTATCATGTAGTGTACTCTCGAATTGCTGATAGTATCGTTGTGCCATTTCAGGATTCTCTGCTTGGTATAGTCTGAATGTTATATAGTCCTCTATAGCATCTAAGAAATATCGAGGTAAATTAAGAGTAGATAGTTCTACAGAATCACTAGAAAAAGCATCTGTATATTCTACAGGTCTCTTAATAAAGTTAAAAGTCAGAGTTAATCATCTCTCTACATCCTTTAATGGAGTTGGGAATATTTTAATATGGCTTGTATACTCACCATCACTATTGACACTAGGTACAAATATATATCTAGGATTAATCTCTGAAACTCTACCCCAAATAAAAGGTTCTCCTCTCTGTGTTCATCCTCTCTTGTATAATTTATATAATGGCTTGTCGTTGTCATCGAAAGCCTGTTCATTTACATATTCATAGATATAGTTACCATTCTCGTCCTTCTCGAAGTTATCTTTCTCATACTCTCCACTAGGGTCTATTAGAACATGTTTCTTGTATGTGTTTAGAGCTGGTGCTAAATTATATTCTGAAAAATCTATAGGTTTACATACTCTATAGATAGGATTTCATGCTTTATCAGAATGATATGCTACTCTTAATTGTACTATAGAATAGAAGTCCTCTATATGTTCTATCCCATCAAATACAGGTAGTTCATACTCATCTTTATCTGCTTCTATCTTTGCGTATACAACACTAGTTGACTGTTTACCAGAAACGTATTCCAATATCATCTTTTGGAATATTAATAGTCATTTATTGAACCAAGATAGCCACACTTTCTGATTCACTTGACTGCCTCATCTTAGCTCTTCTAAACACCAATCTTCATACATTTCTTTGATTGTACCCATCTACTATAATTTAAGAGATAAATCTGATTATTCTATGGGGTTAGCCACAGATTTAATCCGTCTGGTGCGAACACCAACCAACCCCATATATATAATCAAACTACTATTCTTCGTCGATTTTTTCTTGCCATGCGTAGTCTGTTCCAGCTCTTGTAAGAACTTTAACCATGAATAAGTCGTTAAGAACAGCACATCCGTACATACATTTCCATCCAACTGTAGCTCTCTGATTTAGAGGGTCTTCAGTTCCTGCAGCACCAAATGGTTTGTAGAAAGTTTGAAGATTTTGAAGTGTTCCAACTCCGTAAGCACCATCTCTGAATGCGAAAGTAGGCCATGCAACGAAATCTTCTCCTTCTACAGCCAATGGTTTAACATTAGCAGAAATGTAGATGTCGTAGTTTACTCATGCAGTAACAAATCCATCTTTGATTCCTTTGAAGTCTTCGTAGATTAATTTATTCAACCAAGTATTAGTAGAAGATGATTTAGCATAATCTAAGAATACATTTGGATGCATAATAATCTTGAATCTTTCAGCACCTTGTCCTTGAGAAGCAAGGTAAGTACAAGCCTTAAGGATTAAGTCTAAGTCCATAACATCAGCAGCAGTTAATTCATCAGGTGCAGTAGCACTTCCTGCGTACATAACTGATACATCACTGTTATTAAGAGTGTCTTGAATGAACTCGTCGATAAGTCTTCCAGCGTTGTTAGCTAATTCTCTTCCTTGTGCAGCTATGATTGGAAGTAATGTTTCAACATCCAATACGTCTGAAATGATAGAGTAGTCTCCCATTTGAACAGGTACTGCAGTTACAGTTTTAACTACATTTAAGTGTCCATCTGGAGTAACTCCTTCAGTCAAAGCAGCTTCAGCCAAAGAAGTTTTCATAACTCAAAGGCGAGGCCAAGTGATACTCTTGTATCCTTGATGAGATGCTTTTACTCAGAATCTCATGAAAACTGTAGATGGTTCACCATTCTCTAAGAATGATTTTTTAAGTAAGTAAGTAAGGAAATCATTTACGTTGTCTCCGTCATTAATGTTTCCTGTTTGAATAATGTTAGCAGCGTCTTCAGTTGCAACATTGAATCTGTCGAAAGGCATTTGAAATAAATGTTATAAGCTAAATAAATTAGCCTCTCCAACATTAATTCTTATACCGAGATTGTGTTTTAGCAAAGTTCAATAACTCTTCTGTGTTCATTTCACTTAACTTTTTACCTCCAACCTCAGTCGTTGGATTAGCTCATGTGATAACACTTTTTGCTCAAACATTTGATTCTGAACTTGTCTCTGGTGCAGCCTGTTGAACTGATGGTTTCCCATTCTGTCCTTCATACAATGAAACTAAGTCATTAATATCTAGTGAATTGTATTTGTCAGCGAATGAATCAAAGTCTCACTCGTAACCTTTACCCTTCATAGTATTACTGAAGTAAAGTTTCTTGTCTGCTGCCCTTGCAGCAATTTCAGCATCTAGCTTAGCTTGGAGGTCTGCCATCTCTTGACTATGCTTCTCTCTCAAAGCAGCATATCATGATTTTTTTCATTCCTCAGCGTTATCGATTTCCATATCAGTCATCTGATAATAAATAGAATGTAAAGTCGTGCCATTCTACGAACACGAATTGATTTAAAGTCTTCAACTTGACTACGATTGATTAGTTTAGAGACTTGCAACTTCGGTCTTAGATTATTTGAGAGTCTAATCTACTCATTCAACCTTCTCACCACGTGCGATTGCTTCAGCATTCTTCATAATTTCTTGTGCTTTTCTCACATCTTCTGGGTCTTGGATAATAACCTTTACAAGTCTTTCCATTTCACCCATTCATTGTGTGAATGCTCATAGTACCTCGTAGAATGAGAATCCTTCCGTTTTAGCATTGAAACAGTTGTCCTTAGCCAAAGCAAGAATATTCTCGTCCTGCTTCTCTACTCTCTTCTTCATGCATCATAGTAATACTTCCCATCATGCACTTTGAGATAGTTCTTTAACTGACTCAATCTGTTCGTCTGTGAGGTTGTCGAAGTTCTTTACTTCTTCCTCTTTTTTTTCCTCTGCATTCTCTGCAGTCATAATCTCTTCTTCTAAAGCCATTACTTATCTTTAGTAAATAAAATCGATTTATTATTCTGAATTATTCGCTTGATTGGTTTACCAAATGTGGTCTCCAACGAATACTTCACTTGGTCTAGGAACAATGTCTTGTCCATAGAGTCCATTCACTCAGTCATGATTGCAATGTCCTCTCTCGATAACATTCCAATCCCTTTGTGATACTTCCTTAGGTAATTATGAATCATCTTCCTATATACCTCCTTCTTGTATCTCTTCCTCTTTATCCTATCTATGTCCTCAATCTTGATTTTCTCTCTGTAAGGTTCTTCCCTAGTTAATTCATCTATATCTTTAAGAACCTGTCGCATTTTTACTGCTTACTTTGTAAAAACTTTTTTAATTTCTCTACCATCTCCATATCAACATTATGTTTCTCTAACCATTCTTTACTCTTCTGCCATACGCTAGTAGTTAATCCTTTCTTGATTAGATAATTTCTAATGTCTTCTGGAAGCATGAACATAGGATAGGGTCAAACCTGAGCTTCAAATCTGATTTTACCTACAGGTTTTGTGATTTTAGAACCACCAACGTCTCCTAGTACTCTGTCCTTCATCTTAACGTGTCTAGGTGCAGTTATTTGCTTTTCGACAACGGTACTAACTGGTGTTTCTTCTTCTACAATCTGTTCAATAGCTTCATCTAATGTTACTTCTTTAACTTCTACTTCTTTAACCTCTGCTTTTGGTTTTCTTTTTATTGTAATCTTCCTTTTAGCTGCCATGATATAATATTAATATATAAATTAACCAACTCCGTTACTTACATCCAAACTCTGCATACCTCAGACATTTAAACTCTCTCTAGGATTAGACCAGTTAGCCCTACTTCATTCAGACATTCCTGTTCATGAATCTAAATTGTCTACTGTACCATAGTTTATGCTAGTTAATGGGTTGTTGTCTTCTCATGCAGCCTTAAAGTCAGTTACTTTAGTCTGCTGTGCCATATTCATCTGCTCTGTTCCTAATCACTGAGTAACCATGTACTGCAATGCTTGGATAGCTCTGAATTTGGCATCTGTATCCTCTGCTCTGTTATAGTACCATAGACGCATTTGTATATTAGCATTCTGTGGAATATAAACAGATACATCCTGATTTAATAATAGCACGTCCATCTTACATTGATACTCTTCTGGTTGTAACTCTGTTATGCTATCTATCTCACTCTCATCTAGTCCATTATAATATGCTATAGCCCTCCTTATATTATTAAGTAGGAATGGTGGCGTTCTTGGGTCGTTCACCAACATATTATATTGTTCTATATAAGCTGACTTCTTCTCATCGTACATAATAGACTTTAAGATAGGGTCTACTACCATGATAGAGAAGTCTCCCTTAATATCTTTCTTCGTTACTTTCTTATATGTTCAACTTAATCAGTTATTTACTCTTCTGATTACCTTCTTAGAACTGTTCCTCCAATGGTACAACATGAACTCTCTATAAAGCTCTGCAAATTCTTTAGTACCATAAGCTAAAATCTGATTCTGTAATGATGTAATCATATTAGCATTGATTTTCTGAATCTTAGATGCTGTAGCTGTACTAGGGTCTGAGTTAGCACTCAATCCTAATCACTGTGCTGTAGCATTTGTAAATGATTCAGCTAGAGCTTTGTTCTTAATCATACCAAGACTGTTATATAAGTCTGAACTTATTTGAGTCTGTGGTAATTCATACACCATGCTAGAGATAGGTTTTGTCATATCTCTCATCTTAACAGGAAACCATCTGTTCTTAATACTCTGATTTTTAAGAGTATTAATATTATTCATGAATACCTGTTCGTCTATGAAGATATTTCCTCCCATAGCCTCTCTCGTAACCTTAATCTTATATAAGTTCAAGAGTAATTGCTCAGTTCTGTGTCAGTCTTCTACGATATTACATAGACTAGTTCACCACCAATCCTGTGCATCGTATGCGAATCCATAAACTGCGATAGGTATAATATTATCTGTCTCTGGAACGTCATATATATCTAGTATCTGGTCGCATAGCATTAGAACTAGATACAATTTATTCTCTCCAGTATCCTCATCATATATATAAGTATAGTGATAGTGGATTGTGTAATGTCCTGTAGTAGCATTATAACATGTAGATATGCTTCTTAGGAACGCATCCTCTGTCTCTAAACCATTAATATATACATCGTAATTATGGATAATCATTTCCTTGAACTCCTTGTTAGCTGAAACAGGTAGCTTCTCTAACTGGAGTCTAGTAACAACTCTGTCAAATCAGAAGAATGGATAATCCTTAACAAGTAATGAACCATCGTTGTATGGATAAACAAATCTAGGGTCTATCCTCTGAACTGTAGGTACATTCCTCTTATTGTCATACCCACTAAAAAGAAAAACGGCCTTTCAGTATTTAGCCACATCTTCTAGTCACATATATCTATCAAAATCCCAGTGTTCATTAACATAATCTGTCTTGAACATATCTGTGAAGTTTCTAGCTTCCATTTGGTAAAGAACGTTCTCGTCTTCCCATGATACATCTGGTTCGTTTACTATACAAGTAGCTTGCATAGTCCTTAAACAAGACCAGAAAATCTGACTCCTTAATAACTCATCGTTCCTTTTAGTTGAATATATATCTTTCTGAGTCATAAAAAGAGAGTTTTTAGACCTGTTAGCCTCGTATCAGTGTCTGTACTCTCACATTATCTTCTGTCTTAACTCGTCTGTAAGTTTTACCATCTACCTCGCAATAGAAGTTAAATAACTGCTTATATCATCATCGAAATACCTTAGATATGGATACATTCTCATTATCATCGTATCTAATAAGTCTGGACTCCTTCAGATTCTTGCTTTCATCTTATCCTTTCCTTCTATTCTAGTCTTACCATCTATACTCTTCTCATCTATATACACGTTTAACATCTCCTGTTGTAGTATTTCCCAGTCCTTATCTGCGTCTAGGTGTTCTCGTTTAATAGCAATTTCTCATTTCTGCACCTTCTCTTGTAGTAGGAACGCACATTGACTCTTCAGATTAGCATAATTCTGTTTAGTCATTCATTCTACAGGCTTTGAGTTGTTCACAAACGCTGTACTGTACGGTATTCAGTCAACAACTCATCCTCATACTCAATCGGCATCGATTATTATGTTCCTACTCTCTATCTCGTACTGATTCTGTATCAGCCTTATCGATGTCTTTACATCTTCTACACTACTTTTAGCATATGTCCATACTCTTATCCATGTATTTCCTCTTCGTAAAGATATTCTAGTCGTATCTTTTCCAAATCTGGCAACGTCACAGATTAAGAAGTACTGGTCTCAGTGAGAATCGTTATCTTTTAGTCTATCTAAGTCTCACTGTTTGAATAATAACCATGTGTTATCATCGAAATCCCATCTTCAATACAACAACCTCTGCTTAGTCCTCTCACTAGCTCTTTGTAGATTCTCGATATATCCTTTATCTATGAAGTTATTGGATGATACTAGTGATGGTATAAATATAGCTCTATCCCCATCCTTATGCTTATGCTTATAATATCTCTCATAAACATGTCATGGATTAGGGTTAAAGGTCTCTAATACCTTACCTAGTATCCCATACTGCTCATTCTTGAACCTTCAACACCTCGTTTGAAGTATCTCGATTCATTCTAAAGGACATTCTGCACTTTCCTCTACAAATGCTCATGTAAGTTCCAGACTTCAGAACCTGTTATACAATGGGTCTTGTGGTAAATAACATCACTCCCTTAATAGTATCTGACTACCATTGGGAAAGGTTATAATATTAGATACGTTATTAAGTTTACCTCTCATCTCTTCTGGTATTCAGTATATCGAATAGAATTTCTCTAAGGATATAACAGAAGTCTGTTTGATATTCTTAATAGTATCACGTACTAGAGCATATCTAACTCATGGATATTGGTTACACATCCTCCAGAGCCATATAACTCATAAGAATGATTTACCTCACCCAGCTCAACCTCAGTATCAGATTGCTGTATGGTAGTCGTCCATAAGCACTTCAAATGCTTTCTTCTGGTTCTCTGTGAGCTTTATCTGTGTTAGATTCTCTACGTCTGGCATTATAATATTATATAGGACATTTCTAAAATTTTTTTTTCTTTGCTTTTTCCCTTATCTTCCTAAGATATTCTTCGTAATCTTTCTTCTCTTTCAGCTTCTCTCTATACTTCCTCTTCTCCACAGCTCGCTTTTTCTCACTAAGCTCTACTTGGTCTACTAAATCATCTGGTGTTATCTTCGCACCTACTCGTTGCTGAAACTCAAGGAGTCCAAATTCCTTAATACTTGTTCCTCATTCTCTCGTGGAGTCTTTGGCTCTGAGGAATTCGAGTATCATTCAGAGACAGAGTTTGGCTTTGTATCATTCTGAATGTCAGGGTTTGTTGTATTTCATTCATTACTAGCCACAGATATAAATTGCACTACTGGTGCGTTAGTTTCTTCTCCCTCTTCTACTACTTCTGGTTTGTAGAACTTATCTCTTAACTTCAAATACTCTAATGCTGTCTTAGCATCTCATTGTCTTATCCTCTTTTGTATAGCAGCTCTTGCTACCATCTTCGGAAACTGTTTAGCTATGTCCATTCTCCTAGCGAAATCTGGATTCTTCTCCCTATGCTTATAATAGGATGGAACACTTATTCCTGCTAACATACACCCTTGCTCTATTGTTCAGTCTAACTGTAAACACTCCTCTATAATCTTATATTCCCTCTCTCAGATTTTTGTGCTTGGCTTATCTACTGGCTTAGGTAACATATCATCTACAGTTTTTATTTTAGCAAGTGTGTTAGTGTCTCTTACTTCTTCACCCTCTATCATCTCTCTTAAATAAATATATAAATCTGAATCGCTGTGTTCTGCACCATACCTTTAATAACTCATGCCGTTCCAACTTACTCTTGTCTAATGGTGTGTGGATTGCCTTGTATAAATCCCAATGGCTTCTGTTTAGCCTTGAATAGAAAGCGTTGTAATCTACATAGGGGAGTCATCTTCTCTTCATGAGATTCTTATGAACTTCCCAACATTGTTTAGTGTTACCTCTAATACTTAGGTAATCTCTAGGATAGACGAACTTTTGCATTTTTTTATAATTAGAAAAATAAAGAACTATAAACGGTTCTTGCATTTATTCCGTATAACCCTCCACTTCTTCTTTGGTGCATAAAAATTCTTAGTAGCCCATAGCCTCTCATTCTCATCTATGAGCTTTGGTATCTCCATCTTTAAGTCATATTTCTTTCACTTACCATGAAAATAATCTACTACTTTTTTACTTAATCTCTCTGCTGTTCACTCTCAGAATTTTTTATCTAGGTTCTCATCATACTGATGATTAACTTTCTCTTTAGCTACTGTATCTCCCTTAGGTCATGTAGTCCAATTACATTCGTGACACTGTGCATTGATATTCTCTGGCTCTAAACATAATGTCTGGAATCTCCTAGAGAACCTATGTCCTCAAGCTAACTCTCACCATGAGAATGTTTTATGTGTAGCATGTGATATACAAGGTCAGTTACCATCAGCATCAGTATCCCTTAACTTCGCATTCTCCTGTGCTATATCCATAGCGAACTGTAATGGTTTTATCTTAGGTGCATCAGATTTATATTCCCTCTTAGGCTTTCATTCTAATACCCTAATCTCATTTAACATCTTCCTATTGTACTGTTCCTCCTTCTTCTTTATTTCAGAATTCTTTTTCCTTTCTAATTTACTAATCTCATACTCCCAATTAGCTTCGACCTTCTCCTTTTTCTTAGATAGTAAAATAGAATATTTAAGTTCAGTCTTCTTTTTCATTTCTTCTATCTTGTATTCCCATTTCTTAGTAATACTGTATTTGTCCTTCATAAGAAAAAACTCTGTAATAAAATCACAGAGAATTTGTGACTCTATATGCAGAGTTTCTTTACTGACAATTCAGACTTATAGTTATTTTTTTATTTTTCAAGAGAAAATTATAAGTTAGTTTATAATTTATTGATTATCTTCTCATGGTAGCATTCACTCTAGTTTAATAACTGCTTTGTAAGTAGGCCAATCAACTTTTTTATGTAATGTATCATTTATATAATAAAAACTATTCCTTATAGAATCTTGATACCTCTTCACCTTCGCCTCTAATCTCTCATTCTCTGAAATCTGAAACTCTAAATCCGATTCTAATCATTTAATTCTCTCCTCTAATTCCTCTATATCATCTCTCTTAACGTCTTTAATCACTTCCTCAACAACCGTCTTAACGCATTTAGGCTCAGATTTTTTTAATTCTTTTATCTCTTCCTTTAACTCCCTAATAATAATATCCTTATCTACTATAACATACATCCCTCACTCCTTCACAACCTCTCACCTAGCTATCATCCTCTGAACCAAACTCCTATCGTTTGGATTCTTCCCTAAATGCTCTAGCAACTCTGCCTGTGTAGTAAATTCCATACATCCCTAATTAAGAACTAAAATTGTAGTAAAAATACTACATTAGTTTATACCAAAAAAAATATAGATTGCAAGTGTATTTGTAGTAAAAATACTACACTCATTACCCCCAGAAAAAAATATTAGCGTAGTAAAAATGCTACAGTGATGTGGAAAAAAATAGCGAAGGATAAGTAGTAAATATTTTCCCTCCCGCACGATTTGGGGGGTGGGGGTTTCCTTCTTCCTAGTTCACAAGCTGTTTTATTGCGTCTACGCATGCACATGCGCACTAGTTGGATTGAAAATTGAAAAACGAAAACGAAAAACGCAATAGTTTGTGTAGAGTTTTGCTAGTTCTAACCGTTGCAGGTTTTAAAATCTGAAGCGTAAAGAAGCAAGAGTGATATTTTGATATTTTTGCTTCTTTTTGTTTATAACTATCTAAAACATAAGATAAAGTACACAACTATTAATTTTGAATTGTAACATGGATATAGTAACATGTATATAGTATATATGTTGTTATAGTGTGAAGCTATGTATAAAATTTTAAAAAAAGTCTGACTATAAACTACTATAGTCTAGTTATTTTCTATAGTGTTATAATTATGTAGTTTTTTGTATATCATGTTGGATTTTGCTTCAGATTTTGCTTCAGATTTTTTGCTTTTTCTAAAATTCTGAGTTTTTGCTTCTGAATTATGCAAGTTCTGAACTATTGTTTTTTTCTTACAAAAAAAAGTACAAAAAAACTTGCATTTTTTTTTAAAATGATTATATTAATAACGTAACAAAAAGAAGCCGTTGCTATTAATAGCTTCTAGTTACTATACTATAATTAATATAGTGAATTGCTACTGACTGCTTCTAGTACTTAGTACTATATAGAACTACTCAGTAGCTAGCTATAAGTTTATCCAAGCGTTATAGTATATAGTCGACTTGTTTATATGTTATGTAGTCAGTACTTAGTACTGTTAAGGATTGCATGATATACTAACAGTATAGTAAACAAGTTAAGAAAAAATCTGAATTCTATTGCTAGAATTCGTGTTGTTCTTTACAATATATGTGAGTCCGAGACTGGTGAAGTCAGTACTTGTAAAGGTTGCAAGCTGTGAAGTTTGAACCATGAACCATCAGGTGAACTCAGTAGGATTTTAAAAGTCAATTTTTGCTAGTTGTGAATATAATTTTCTTAGGTTCTACCTTATAAGTAACTTATTAATTTTTTATTCACTACCAAAACTAACCATGAAAAACTCAAAAACTTACAATTTTTTCTGACTATTATGCTACATAGACTTCATGAACTGAGACTTGCATATACAAAAAGCATGAAGTGAAGAAAAAATTTTTTCAAAATCTGACATGGATACCATGATAAAAGAAGGAAGAAGTATCAATAGAATTTATAAACCACTACCAGTTCTATTGTATACTGACTGGAAGGCATGAAAAATATCCAATTTTGATTGTTATGCTATAAACTAACCACGCAAAAAACTACCAATTCATAACTAGCAAAAATAGACTTTTAAAAAGTCTAATCATTTTTTATTCTTTTTTCATACTAACCATGAAAAACTACACCTTAGAAGAGTTACTAGCTACTCAAAAAGCTAGAAAAATCATTGAAGAAAATCTAAGTTCTTACAATGATGAAGATTATGTATATGCTGTTATGGAATATGCATATTGACACTACAACGCAAACAAAAAAGCGTATATCTACACTTTTGATGAACTAGAAAACGCAATTCAGGACATTGAAGATAACAAGTACACCATTTATGGTGATATTGAAGCATATCATGATAGCTGTGATGAAACGCTAGAATTCTGATGAAACGACTTCATAGAGCGTTATTTTGACTACGATAGCTTCCATAGAGACTGTGATTTTGACGTTACTGAAGCTTCAAACTGAGTAGTTATTTGTAACTATTAATTTTATTTTCACTAACCAATACTAACCATGTCAAAAAAAGAAAAAACCATGAGATACTACTTCAAAAGGTATCTTCTAGCTTGTGATTACACTGAATTTGTAGAGTGACTTGATAAGTACTTCAATAGAAGTGAGATTGACGCTATTGCAAGCTATCTATTCGAAAAAAGCATGAACTTGTGATATACTCAAGAAGATGATGATGAGATTATAGAAAAAGCTATCAAAAACATTGAAAAATACTGATTTTGATACAACTGTTACACTATTTAATTCACTAACCAATTACTAACCATGAGACATATTACTAGCAAAAGCTGTGAAGCTTTTAAAAACCAAAAAAACTTCAGACTATCCAATTCTGAAGTAACTACAAAAGAAGATGATACTTGTATCTTAACTAGATACTACCTACACTGAAACAAAATTGCTGAACTTTACAATCGAAAAAAAGATAACAAAAAACAACTATACATAACTAATTGCTGATATGAAACAAATGTAACAAAAGAACGCTTGAACTGAATTCTGAAGCTATTTTGACTAGGTTATATTTATCAAAAAAACTTTATTCGATACATTGAAACTGAAGATACATATGTAAAATTTCCTTCGTGAAAAAACGAAGCCTTCTGATTTACTTTATAATTAATAACTAACCATGCAAGAACTAACAACTTCACAAATGCAACATGCTGTGAAACACTACAACGCAATTATTCAGAATTGCAAAAAAATAAAAAGAATTCTAGAAAAAAGCTGATTATGGACTGATATACTGGATAGCTGTAACTACATAATTAATAACTATAAACTTGAAGATGAGATTGAAACTTGAATTTACGACTATTGCTGAAAAAACAATATATCTAGACTGAGTATGAACGACCATGTATATTGACCGTCAAAAATAACAAGTTTTATGGACTGGCAATTGCAAAAAGTAAAAAATGCATTAGAAGAAAAAAAAGAATATAGAGACTATACCTACTGAAACTTCGATTATAGTATATCCACTCAAGAGTGATGAAAAAAAGCGTGGTATAGTAGAGAGTACAAATGCTGTTGAAACTGATACTACTACCTACTACTTGACTATAACCATGCAATGTTTTACGAACAAGATTAATATTTTTATATCCTATTAATAACTAACCATGAAAAAATCTGAATTTATGCAATTGTGAGAGAGCTTCAGAAAATACTTCTGAAAATCCCTTAACCTTATAAACTACTGTGAGATATATCCTACTTGAGAGC